TACGGTCATCGGTTTGCCCTTAGTGTCCCGCACATCCACACCGAAAACCTCAAGCGCCGTCTTGAAATCCTCGCAGCGCACATCAGACATTGACCCGACCACAGCCTGAGCACCCACCGCCACGACCGCCTGTTTAAACGGTGCAAACTCAGCAGCAACAGCAGCAGCGACCGCGACCTTGACTGAATCGGTGTCCACGCTGGACAGGTCAGAAAACCTCCGCTCAAGGCGCGTCAATAGCACCTGACTTTTCGACAGGTCAGCAGCCATCCTGTCTGCCTTTTCAAGGGCATCGACCGCCGCATCATGCGCCTTACTCGCGAGAGCACCCGCCGCTGCCGCCGTTGTATCCACTTGACGGTTGTCAACCGCCTGTTTGAGTGATGGGTAATCGAGGGGCAGCGCCTTGATTTGATCGACAGTAACACCCCCTAACATGACGTGATCGACCAGCCATTGCACCGCCTCTTCTTTTGTGGCGGTCTGCCACGGGGCTGCATTGTACTGTTTAAACGCTGCGATGATTCGCGCCTCGGGCATCACCGAGAGCGTTACCGTTAAATGTGTCCGATCCATGAAACCCCCCTTACGTTAAAGAAAAAGAACCGCCGCAAACGCATGTAGGCAAACCCTGCGCTGCCCACTTGTTTGTAAGCCTGATGGTGTACCCGCAGTTGCACTCAGCCTTGAGCATGCGTGTGCCCTGAGTCTTGCGGGTTGAAAACGACAGGGCTGCATGGGGATAGTCACCCAATGACCCAATGATGTCCCCGAATGTGGGCATGAATGTGGCGCTGCCTCGCGTTGCTTTCCACGCCTCGCGACCGCCGCCGATGGGCTCAAGGTGCATCAGGTGCGCAGCCGCCTGAAAGTTGACGCCGTGATTCATCGCGCCGGCTGTAGCGTGGCAAAGCTCATGTACCAGCACCTCAACAACTTGGATGGGGTCTGCCAATTGGGGTGATATCAGGATCTCCACGCACCCATCAGCAGAATTCTTGTCTGCCCAGCATTGCCCAATAGCCTTAGACCGCTTGGCGTCCAACGGGAAACCGCAAGCCACCCTGATTTTGGCGGGTAGCGGCTTACCGACCGCCGCGAAAACAGGGCGCAATTCCTGCACCGCTTGTGTTAAATATTCCTCGCGCGTGTTAAACACGATTCACCTCCCTCTTAAGTTTTAACAATTTGATCTGCTCGCGCGTGTCGTCAATTGCCAAGCGGATCATCTCAAGACGATCCCAATCACCGCTCTGAAAACACAATTTGTCTTCAGCCAACAGCGCCGTCAGGTACTTAACCAATTCATTCATGCTGAACCCCTATTGATATCAGCGATGTTGCTGATGTTGATATTGTAGGGAGATTTAAACGGGCATGTCAATAGCCCTGTGATCTAGTCGGGTATTGGACGACCGTCAGGTGCTCTATATATATGTCATCAGCCCAAAAGATATCCACAAGATGTTCATTTGGGGGGTGTGAATAAAAGACTGTCAGGTGTGGATAAGTACCTGATTAAAAAATAGGCAAATCGATCAGAATCGATCAGGTGAGGCGATCTCGAGGGGGTCAAGGGGGTAGTGGCTTGGAGCCCGAAAATCGCTCAAAACTCGTTTAAATCGATTCTAGAGGCATGTACAAACATACAGTAAATAGCCTAAATGCTATGGTGTAAACGGGGTCAGTAGGCAAAGACTACCAACCTGTGGACAACTTCCTGTGGATAACACAAACATATCCACAACCTGTTTACATGCTGTTGATAACTCATTAGAATGCGAACGTCATGTTTAAACATACAGTATGGGGTGACTACATGGGTATACGTACAGTACAGGATAGTGGACAGGGCAAGATGTCACGCGATGAGTACTTGGCAGCACTTGAGGCCGATGATCAAGATGGCGTTGATGATGATGATGCCGCGCCCGTTGAACCAAGCGAAGCGGAGCGGTTGGCTGCTCGCGCAGAACCACCTAGGATGAGAGTGGACGGTAAGCCTGTAGGGACTGAAAGGCAGCGACCTTTGACGCCGAAGCAGTACCACTTTGCAAGAGGGCTTATAGAGGGAAAAACCCAAGAGCAAGCCTACAGGGATGCCTATCCTGACGCACAGGCTAAACCACAGGTGATCAAGTCAAATGCGTGGAGACTAAGCCAAGATCTCAGGATCCAAAGCATGCTCCAAGAGCATTGGGGTGAGACAGTCGAGGCGCTCGCGGAAGACACCGCAGCCACGAAACGGTTTGTGCTGAAGCAACTGCTGCACTATGCTAAGTCAGGCAAACAGGAGGGCTCACGTCTCAAGGCACTTGAACTGATGGGCAAGAGCGTTGGCATGTTCAACAAGGTCGATGAAAAGGTAGAAGACACCAGCCTAAGTGCAGATCAACTCAAGCGTGATCTAGCGGGTCATCTACGTCTACTCAACAACGTGAGACCACTCACTCGCACTCAGGTCATTGAGGCTGATGTGGTCAATGTGTGATGTGTGTGTATGTATGCGTAGGTGCATGTAGACCAGTGTCACTAGCGTTTACACGCGCAGCCTCTACGGTCATCAAGGCGGGAGTGGGCTTGTGTGTGGCGGTGATGGCGTGGGCGACACCCCTACCCCCCATATTCCAGTTGGGGCCCCCTCCCTCGACCTGCACTGTATTCCACTCACCCATTTATGTTCCCCCCATCCTCTGTGAACGTTCTCATTCACACCCCCCCTATATAAATTTTTAGGAAACACCCCCCCCTATATATTTTCACATTTAAACGCTTGCGAACGTTCACAATTGCGTTTAAACTCGCATCATGTCAGATAAACACAAACTGATTTTTGAGTTCATTAAGGCTTACATGAAGATTCATGGGGTGGCTCCTTCCTACTCGGTAATAGCCCGGGGGATAGGATTGAAGTCGAAGTCAAATGTTCACCGGGTAATCCATGTATTACAGGATCAGGGCTTGTTGACCATCAAGCCCCATAAATGCAACTCCATTCGGATTGTGAAGAAGACCGAGGATCTGGGTTTATGACGCTCCTAACAAAGCAGGAGATTGCTGACTATGAGTCTTTGATCCCTATGGTGGGTCTGGATGAGCGCAGAAAGATCCAACAGTTGTTGGAGTTGGATAAGGTGGAGAGATGCCATGAATCCTTTATCTTCTTTGTGTCACAGATGTGGGATGGGTTTATTTCGGGTAAACACCATCAGATCATGGCAGATGCGTTTGAGCGTGTGGCTAAGGGGGAGTTGAGAAGGTTGATCATCAACATGCCTCCTAGGCATACCAAGTCAGAGTTTGCGTCTTATTTGCTTCCTGCATGGTTTTTGGGGATACATCCCGGTAAGAAGATCATTCAGACTGCACACACCGCAGAACTGGCTGTGGGTTTTGGACGTAAGGTGAGGAATCTTGTCCAGTCTCCCGTGTATGAGAAGGTGTTTGATACCAAGTTGTCGTCAGATTCTAAGGCTGCCGGGCGATGGAACACAAACGCCGGAGGTGACTACTTCGCTATTGGTGTCGGCGGAGCGGTAACTGGTAAGGGCGCAGATCTTTTGATCATTGATGACCCGCATTCTGAGCAGGAAGCTAAGCAGAACAATCCCGCAGTCTATGACAATGTGTATGAGTGGTACACATCAGGGCCTAGGCAGCGTTTACAGCCGGGCGGGGGCATCATTCTTGTGATGACCCGATGGGCTAAACGGGATTTAACAGGCCAAATTCTTAAAAACAGCGAGAAAGAGGGCGTAGACGGCTGGGAAGTGATTGAATTCCCGGCGATTTTGCCTTCTGGAACCCCTCTTTGGCCCGGGTTTTGGAAAAAAGAAGAGCTAGAAGCGATTAAGGCTGAGATTCCAACCTCTAAATGGAATGCGCAGTACCAACAAAACCCCACATCAGAGGAAGGGGCGATCATCAAGCGAGAGCATTGGAGAATTTGGCAAGAAGATCGCCCTCCTCAATGCGATTTTATCATCCAATCTTGGGACACGGCCTTTGAAAAGAACAATCGTGCCGACTATTCCGCCCTAACCATCTGGGGTGTGTTCCAACATCCCGATGATTTAGGCAATTACAAGTCCAACATCATCTGTCTAGACTCGTTTAAAGCGAGGATGGAGTTCCCGGAACTGAAAGAAACCGCTCTTCGGTACTACAAGGATTGGAATCCCGATCTAGTCCTGATCGAGAAGAAGGCCGCTGGAGCGCCCTTGATCTATGAGCTTAAGGCGATAGGTGTTCCTATTCAGGAATATACACCCAGTAAGGGAAGCGATAAGATCGCGCGTGTAAACGCTGCTGCGCCGTTGTTTGAGTCGGGATTGGTCTGGTGCCCGGACACAAGATGGGCAGATGAGTTGATGGATGAATGCGCCTCCTTCCCTAACGGAGACCATGATGACTTGGTTGACTCGACGTCGCAGGCCATTTTGAGATTTAGGAGGGGTGGTTTAGTCACCCTCCCTAGCGATGAGCCGGACGAACCTGCAATTTTCAAAGGACGCAGATCTGAAAGGTATTACACGGTGTAAACATGATTAAGAACAAATGCTGGCTTTATGAATCCGAGTTGACCCTAGATTTCTGTGATTTTGTTATCAATAGCGTGGATTGGGACACGCATGAGGATGGGCTTGTGGCGACCAACGAAACCAAAGAGCCGGAGACGAGGATCACAGACGTGGTTTGGCAGAGCAAATATTCGCCTATTGGCTGTGTTGCTCAGACTTACATCTCCGACACCAACGTGAAGGCAGAGTGGAATTTTGTTTTGAGTTACCTGCAAGAGATGCAGCTAAGTAGATATCTGGCTGAGGACGGAGGTCACTATGACTGGCATATAGACGGGACGGAACCAGAAGAGGGTATGCAGCGCAAACTGTCTATCAGTATTTTGTTGAACGATCCTGCGGAGTTTGAAGGTGGCGAGTTACAGATTAAAGGTGTGGAGAGTAAAAACATTTTGACCAAGCGGGGGAGCATTGTGGTGTTTCCCTCGTTTCTGGAGCATAGGGTAACCCCTGTAACTTGGGGCGTTAGGTATTCGGCAGTCACTTGGGCTATGGGCCCCGCATTTAGATAGGAAGCAACATGTTAGAAAAATCTTTGTACCAAGCACCGGTCGGTTTGCAGGCAGAACCCATCGAGATAGAAATCGAAAACCCAGATGAGGTCATCATTGGGATCGGCGATCTGGAAATCGATCTTTCTCCTAAGACCGAGGAAGATTTTGATGCCAATCTAGCCGAATACATTGATGAATCCGAATTGCAAACTTTAGCCGAAGACTTGGTTGAGGATTTTGACAAAGATGTCATGGATCGCAAGGAGTGGATGCAAACCTATGTAGAGGGTTTAAAGCTTTTGGGTCTGCGGTATGAGGAGAGAACAGAACCTTGGCAGGGAGCCTGTGGAGTGTTTCACCCTATGCTGAAGGAGTCTGTTGTAAGGTTCCAGTCAGAAGGAATTATGGAGACCTTTCCCGCTGCCGGGCCGGTCAAAACCCACATTATCGGTAAAGACACCCCAGAAGTTGAAGAAGCCGCAACCCGTGTTCGGGAGGATATGAACTTCCAGTTGACCGAGGTGATGTCGGAATACCGCCCGGAGCATGAAAAGCTTCTATGGAATCTGCCTATTTCAGGTTCGGCTTTTAAAAAGATCTACTTTGATCCCAACTTGGGCAGACAAAAAGCCGTCTTTATCCCGGCAGAAGACATCGTGGTTCCGTATGGGGAGTCAGAGATTGAGAGTTCTCCCCGTGTTACCCATGTCATGCGCAAGAATGAAAACGAAATCCGCAAGCTCCAAGAGGCGGGTTTCTATCTAGATGTGGACTTGGGTGAGCCCTACCATCAATTAGACGACATCGAAAAACAGAAGGCCGAGGAGATGGGCGTTTCTGCAATTCAAGATGATCGCTACCGCATCCTAGAGATGCATGTGGACATCAACCTCAAAGGTTTTGAGCATAAAAACAAAAAGGGGGAAGTGACAGGTATCGCTCTTCCTTACGTCGTAACAATCGAAAAAGGAACCCGAACCATCCTATCTGTTCGGAGGAATTGGTACGAAGAAGACAAGTTACATCTAAAGCGTCAACATTTTGTCCATTACCAGTACATCCCCGGGTTTGGGTTCTATGGGTATGGATTGATTCACCTAATTGGTGGATATGCGAAGTCCGCCACGATGCTGATCCGCCAGTTGGTGGACGCAGGAACCTTGAGTAACTTACCCGGCGGGTTGAAATCTAGGGGCTTGAGGATCAAGGGAGACGACACGCCCATACAGCCCGGGGAATTTAGGGACGTAGATGTGCCTTCCGGATCGATCCGTGACAACATTTTACCACTTCCATACAAAGAACCAAGCCAAGTGTTGTTTGCTTTGTTCCAAAACATTGTTCAAGAGGGAAGGCAGTTTGCTTCGGCTGGAGACATGAAGGTTTCCGATATGTCAAGCCAAGCTCCCGTAGGAACAACTTTGGCTATATTGGAGAGAACTCTGAAGGTGATGGGCGCAGTTCAGGCCCGTATGCATTTCAGCATGAAGCAAGAGTTTAAACTTCTCAAAGCCATCATTGCTGACTACGCCCCGGAAGAGTATGACTACGAGCCAGAAGCCGGGAGTCGCAAAGCCAGACAGAGCGATTACAACTTGGTTGATGTCATCCCGGTCAGCGATCCTAACGCTGCCACGATGGCCCAAAAGATTGTTCAGTACCAAGCCGTCTTTCAGTTGGCGCAGTCTTCTCCCCAGTTTTATGACATGCCGCTACTTCATAGGCAGATGATTGAGGTATTGGGGATCAAAAACGCATCTAAATTGGTTCCAATTGAAGATGACATGGTTCCAACCGACCCAATAACCGAGAACCAGAATGTATTAACCGGAAAGCCCGTTAAGGCATTTATTGAGCAAAACCATCAAGCTCACATTCAGGTTCACATGTCTGCTATCCAAAATCCCAAAATCCAGCAGTTGATGCAGATGAACCCGCAAGCTCAGGCGATTATGGCTGCGGCGATGACCCATATCAACGAACACATTGCTTTGGAATACCGCAGGCAAGTGGAAGAAGAGATGGGCTTGATTATTCCCGACGAGGAAACCAACAAACATGTTCCACATGAAGTCGCGGAACAAATTGCAATCAAGGCTGCACAAGCTTCTCAACAGCTTCTTCAGAGGGATCAACAACAAGCCCAACAACAAGCCGCCCAACAGCAAATGCAGGATCCAGTTGTCCAGATGCAAATGCAAGAACTCCAGCTTAAACAGCAGGAGTTGCAACTCAAAATGCAGAAACAGCAAATTGAGGCAGCAGAAAAGGCAGATCGAATCCGGATTGAAGAAACCCGTATTGAGACGCAGAGGGAAATTGCAGCTATGCAAGTCGCAGCCACAGCCGCAGCGGCAAAAGACAAGCTCAAAAACCAAATGGAGTTTGAGGGAGCCAAACTGGGCGTTGATATTGCCAAGCATAAAGCTCAATCAGCCCAGCAGAGATTTCAACCTAAGAAGGAGAAAACTTGAACGAGACGCAACTATTGAACCATTTGGTCAATGAATTATCCCAGCAAAGAAAGACGTATGAATTCGCGTGCTCTCGCGGTTCTGCGAAAGACTTTGCTGAGTACAAAAGCCTGTGCGGTGTGCTCCAAGGTCTTGGCATCGCTATAGAGTTAATTAACGACCTTGTGAAGAAACTGGAGCATGACGATGAGTGAAGTAAACCTCGGCCTAGCGGTCGATTTGTCCAACGTTCTCAATCAAGAGGCGGTGGAAAAGGCAAAACAATTGCCAGACCCGAAAACTTACCACATCCTGACGGTCGTACCTGAAGCGATGGAAGAGTTTGCGGATAGTTCGTTAATTAAACCAACCCAAACCATGCATTACGAAGAGGTACTGACTCCAGTGCTTTTTGTCGTCAAGCTTGGCCCGGATTGCTATAAAGACAAAACCCGCTTCCCAAGCGGCCCGTCCTGTAAAGAGGGCGACTTTGTCATTGTTCGTCCAAACTCGGGCACCCGCCTAAAGATTCATGGCCGCGAATTCAGAATCATTAATGATGATTCAGTGGATGCGGTTGTTGAAGATCCACGCGCAATCGCCCGCGCAGCATAAGGAGGAACTATGACTACAGAATTCAAAGACGAAGAATTTAAGTTTCCAGATGAAGTGGAAACCGTCGAAAAACCAGAGATCGATATTGAAATAGAAAACGATCTTCCTCCTGCTCGACAGAATACTGTCGATGAAAAGGATGTAGAGCCATCTGACGATGAGCTAAAAGACTACGGCTCCCGAGTCCAGCGCCGCATGAAAAAGTTTGCGGACGGTTACCACGAAGCTAAAAACGCCCGTGAAATCGCCGAAAAAGAACGGCTGGCCGCAGAAGATTTTGCCCGAGCAGTTTATGAGGAAAACAAAAAACTCAAAGAGCAAATCAAATACGGCAGCGAAGTTTTAATTGAAAATTCCAAATCCTCTGCGCAGATCAAAATGGAAGCTGCGGAAAAAAGGCTGAAAGAAGCCTTTGAACAGGGCGACGGAGAGAAACTAGCGACAGCCCAAAGGGAAATTACCCAAGCCGCGCTTGAAATGGATCGCGCAAGCACCATGAGGCCGGTAGAAGTTCAGGATAATTTTAAAATTCCCGAACGCCAACCCGAGCAAAAGGTAAGTCCCAAAACCCAAAAATGGGTCAAAGATAACTCAG